CAGGCCAAAAAATGCCGTATGGCCTCTAAACTTGATCCGACCTCTGATTTGATCGAGTACGCCGAGAGCGTACTGAGTGGCCGAACGCCGTCCGGGAAATGGATCTACGCGATGGCCAAGCGCTTCATGGCCGACCTCGAGCGCCCCGACGTGGTGCTTGACGGAGAGGCGATCGCCGACGTGCGCGACTTCTTCGCCCGGCTGCCGCTCGTCGGCGAGGACACCGGCAAAGCGTTCGAGTTGCACCCGTGGCAGCTGTTCTTCACCGGCAACCTGGTCGGCTGGCGGCGCGCCGAGGATGGCCGTCGGCGCTTCCGCCTGGCGCTCGGGCAAGTCGCCCGCGGCAACGGCAAGACCACGCTCATGGCAGGGATGGCGCTGTACGACTTGCTCACCGGCGAAGGACGCCGGGTGCACGTCATCGCCAACAACGAAGACCAGGCGGGCATCTGTCTCGACACTGCGCGGCAAATGGCGCTCCGCCTCGAGGAACCCGGCACGCTCGTCAGGTTCAACCGGATCGTGAGGCCGTCGGCTGACTGTGAGATGACGGCGCTGCCGGCGCTCGAGCGGGCGCTCGACGGTTTGAATCCGTCGCTGTGGATCGCGGACGAAGCGGCAGAGTTCAAAGGCCGCTTCCTCACGAAGTTGCTCACCACCGGTGCCAAGCGGCGCGAGTCGCTCGGGGTGATCATCTCGACGCCAGGCTCCAACCCGGAGAACCACTACGCCGAGTTGGTGAAACAGGCAGAGGCCGTGCTCTCTGGCGAGACGGAGGATGACGCGCTGTTTGCCGCGCTGTACGGCCTCGACGGCTCAGACGCCATTTCGGATGAGGGCACGTGGCCGAAGGCAAACCCCGGAATGGAGTTCGGACAGCCGGACATAGCGAGCCTGCGCCGCTCATGGAACACCATGAAGCGCAGCCCGATGGGGCGCTCCGAGTTCACCCGCTACCACTGCGCGCGCATGGATGAGAACACCGGCGGATGGCTCGATATGAGCCTTTGGCCGGGCGGAAAGACTGTTGATTGGTCGACGCTGTACGGGCGCCCTGCATGGCTCGGCCTCGACCTGTCCAAGAGCCTTGACATGTCCGCACTCGTTGTCTGTGTCCCGATGGAGGATGGCCGGGTTGCGCTGCAGGGGCACTACTGGTGGCCTGCGCAGGACGTCGCGCAGCGGGAGTTGGACTACCGGATGCCCGTCCGGGTGTGGGCTGCAGAGCGGAAACTCACCCTGACGCCGGGGCGCGAGATCGACTACGAATCCATCCGGCAGCGCTTGCTGCAACTGCGCGACCTCTTCGAGATTCGCGCCGTTGGCTACGACGCCTGGGGGTCGAAGTACCTCGCTGAGCAACTCACCCAGGACGGCGTGCCGCTCATCACGTACCGCATGGGTATCTCAACGTTCGGCCCCGGCTGTCAGCTGTGGCAGAATCTGTGGGCGGGAGGCCAACTTGTGATCGGTGATGATCCGATCATGCGGCGCTCGTGCGCTGAGGCGCACGCGCAGACCGATCGAAACGGCAACGTGCGCCCGGTCAAATCGCGTGAACACTGCGTGCTCGATCCGCTCGTGGCCGGAGTGATCGCGGTGCACGTATGGGGCGGCAAGCGCGCCAGTTCCTACGAAACGGAATCTTTCATCTAAGCGTGTTTAGGTGCAATCTGCACCCACGTCGAGTGCCAACATTCGCGCATGCTCAGGAGCATGTTGCAACGTTGGCTCGGCTACTGGCCGATGCACGGCGTGATCCAAATGGACACGAGCGGTGCTGTGCCATTCGTGACGGCAACGAGCGCCATTCAACACGCGCCGGTCTTCCGCGCGGTCACGCTCATCGCAAACGACGTCGCGCGCGTGCCGCTCACCGTGCAGGATGCAACGGTAGACGCCCTGCTTCGATCTCCGAACCGATGGATGTCCGGTTTCGAGTTGCGTCGCACCATGACGCTGCAGGCCGCGTTGCTCGGCAACTCATTCGCGCTCATCAATCGCACCATCGGCGGCGAGTTGCTCGAGCTGATGCCGCTGCAGATCGACTCCGTATCTCTCGACGTCACAGGCCGCGAGCCTGTCTACAACACGCGCGACTACGGAGCGCTGCCACCGGAACAGGTGCTGCACCTTCGCACGCCAGGCTTCAACGGATTGTGGGGCGAGTCGCCGGTCAAGTTGTGCCGCACCGCGATCACGACGGCCATCGCGCAGGAACAGGCACAACTCAAAGCGATGGAGAACGGCGGCCAAGCGAAGTTGGCTTTTGTGCATCCCGGCTCGATGTCTCAGGAAGCGCGGCAGAAACTGAGCGAGGCTTTCATTGCGAACCACGCGGGCGCGGCAAACGCTGGCAAGCCGATCGTGTTGCACGAAGGCATGCGCGTCGAGCGCATCGCGAGCGCGATCGAGCAAAGCGGGATCGACATGGCACGGAAGTACTCCGTGCACGACGTGTCCCGAATCTTCGGTGTACCCGTTTCGTACCTCGCTGAGCACTCCTCGCAGCCGTACGGCTCGATGGAATGGCTCGGGCGCATGTACGTCGAGGCATGCCTCGCGCACTGGTTCGCGGCTTGGGAACACGAGATATCCACGAAGTTGCTCTCTCCGCTCACGCGCATCGCGCATGATGCGGACTCCATCATGCGCCCATCGCTCGCCGAGCAAATGGCTGCGCTCCGCACCGGAGTCGAAAGCGGCATTATCACGCGGAACGAAGCCCGCGGCTGGCTCGACATGGAACCGCTCGAAGGTCTAGATGATCCGGTGCTTGCGCTGAACATGGGCGCGGGCGGCGGTGCGACCAACATCGGCACCGACACGTCGGCGCAGGAAGGCACACCCAATGATTTCTAGGCGCTCCATTGAAGCGACCGAGCAGAGTCTCGACGGGCGCACGCTCGCCGGATACGCGGCTGTGTACAACGAACAGTCGCGCGAGATCGTCGAGCATGGCCGCTCGTTCGTCGAGCGGATCGCGCCGGGTGCGTTCCGCCAAACGCTCGAGGAGAAGGCCGACGTCAAACTCCTCTACAACCACGACCCCAAGATGCCGCTTGCGCGCACACGCTCGGGCACGCTGACGCTGAAGAGCGATCGCAGCGGCCTGCAGTTCAGCGCGTCACTGCCTGAGACAACGCTCGGCAATGACGTGCGCGCGCTGCTCGAGCGCGGCGACCTCAGCGGCGAGATGTCCTTTGGCTTCTTCGTAGAGGAGGACTCATGGAACGCCAAGCGAAATGAACGCACCGTGAAGCGCGCGAAGCTGGTCGAGATCAGCATTGTGCAAGACGCGGCGTACCCACAGACCAGCTCCAGCCTGCGTCACGTTGACGCGGCTGCAATCGAGGCCGCAAGAGCGCGGCTGGAACTTCACTTCAAGAGGATCGAACAATGGATGGACTGAACGACCTGCAGAGCACCGTGCATGAGTACCGCAAGACTCTCGAGCGATTCGCTGAGCGCACGGACGCGCAGACCCACGAGATTGAGAAGCGCGGATCGGGCGAGGAGCGTGAGAAGATCGCGCGCATCGACGCTGATCTCGACCACGCCGAGCGCCTCATCAAGCTGAAGGCGCTCCAGAAGCGTGCCGCAGAACTCGAGCGCCCGGCTCTCGAGACGCGCGCGCCGAGCGCGACCAGTCAGGATGGCGAGTACGCCAAGCGTTGGATCAATGCCCTGCGCAGCGGAAATCCCGCAGAGATGCGCGCGCTGTCGACGAGCTCGAGTGGCGCTGGCATCCCGACCGACATGGAGCGCCGCATCATTGAGCGACTCCAGCAGGCGAGCGTCATTCGTAGCCTCTGCCGCGTGACGGGCATCGACTCGAAGCGCACAATCACCGTCGAGAACGCGCTGCCTACGACTGCGCTCGTTTCCGAAGCCGGCACCATCACGCCAGCCGACCCGACGTTCTCGACCGCGATCAGCGTCGTGCCGTACAAGTTTGTGACCGCTACCAAGATGAGCCAGGAGTTCATCGAGGACGCCATCGGCAACGGCGGCATCGGCAGCGGCCTGAACTACGTCGCCGACAAGTGCGCAATGTCGATCGCGCTGAGTCAGGAAGAGTACCTCACGGTCGGAACCGGTTCTTCGCAGCCTACGGGCATCGAAAGCAGCTCTATCACGCAAATCGAGAACATCGGCGCTGGCGGCGCGGGCAACAGCGCGAGCGATGACTTGACCGGCGATATGCTCATCAACTGCGTGCACCGCATCAAGCCGCAGTACCGCACAGGTTCGAAGTTCTCGTGGGTCATGCACGACTCGTTGATTCAGCACATCCGCAAGATCAAGGTGAACTCGACCGACTACGTGTGGAAGCCGAGCGACAACGGCGGCCTGGCGGACGGCGTGCCCGGCACCATCTACGGCATCCCGTACCGCTTGAACGCCTACATCAACACGGCGACTGACACCACCAATGGTGCGGTGGTCGCGGTGGTCGGCAACTTCGACTACATGGAGTTGTTCGAGCGCACGGGCATTACGTCGTTGATGGATCCCTACTCAGATGCGGCGACGATGCAGACCACGCTGTACCTGTACACGCGGTGGGATTCGCACATCATGCTCCCTGAGGCGTTCGCCTCGATCACCGTCTGATTCTGAATCCTTTGTTGCGGGGTGCGGCGGCGGAAACGTCGCCGCACCCTTTCGATGGCACAACTACCGATCCCATTGGACGTGCTCCGCACGCGCCTGCGCATCGAAGTCGAATCGGACGATACCGACTTGGCTGCGTTGTGCATTGCGGCAGGCGACCTCATCGAGAAGGAAACCGGCACGCGCCTGCGTTCCCAAACCTTCACCGAGAACGTCGTGCCTTGGAAGCGCACGATGCTCCGCAATTCGCCGGTTACCGCAGTCACGAGCGTGACCTACAAAGACGCGGCGAACGTCACACAGACTCTCCCGGTCGATGAGTGGTTCATCCGCCAGGACGAAGAGCTGATCGTTCTCGAGTTCGATACGAGCGTTGTCGTGAAGGAGAACACGCAACCGATCGTCACGTACACAGCCGGGTATACGTTGGTGCCGCAAGCGCTGCAACAATGCATCGTGGCGCTCGTCGGCGCTTGGTACAACAACCCCGAGGCTTCGAGCGTGGCGTCGCTCGCCGAGGTGCCGCTCAGCTACAAGCACATCATCGCGGCCTACTCGCATAGGAGTCCGATCCGATGATCTCCGCTGGGCGACTGCGTTTCCTTGCAACGCTGCAGAAGCCAAGCGCCTCGCGCGACGCGCTCGGGCAGCGCGTCGATACGTGGACGTCGGGCGCTCAGTTCCGCTGCGATCTCCGCTCGGACAGCGCAGACGAACGCGCGTACGCCGACGGCGTGGCAGTCATTCGGCAATGGGAGGTGCGCGCGCGATGGAACACCACGCGCGCGCTCGGAATCAGCGAAACGGATCGGCTGTTGGTTCGATCGAGGACGCTGCGGATTCAATCCATCACGAACCTTGACGAGAAAGACCGCGTGGCAGTCATCTCCTGCGAGGAGGTTGTATGAGCCTCGAGGAAGCGGTACGCGCGATGCTCGTGAACAGCACCACGTTGTCGGCGTCGCCGAACGGCGTGCCCGACGCGCGGGTGACGCACGGTTTCAGACTTCAACAGACCGAACTGCCCGCGGTGACCTTCGAGGTGACAGGCGTAGAGCCAGGC